CGATGATGGCGTCTCCTCCCCATGCGGTGAACGGCTCGTCGCTTTGCATGCCGGAGACGGCTTCATCGTCAGCATCGCAACTCCAGACGAGCATGACGCTTCCGTCGCTGGTCTCGACGCTCCACGATCCTGGAAGCCCTTCTGCGATGGATTCGTGGCGTTTGATTGCAGTCTCAAGGGCGGCTTCTGCTTGTGCTGCTTTCATTTCTAACCTCCTGATGTGAAAAAATTTCAGATAAACCCGGCGTGCCGGAAAACGTTTACCTTGCGGACGCTGCCGTCGGCCAGAGCTTGCTCGACGCTCTCGCGCACCGAGAAGGCGTACAGCGGCGTGATGAACACCGCCTGTAGCGCTTTCTCCAGCGAGGGCATGAGATACGGCGCCCCGCCGATCATTGCCGCGCCGACATGCGGAGAGTCGGCAAGGCCACTGTACGCGGCCAGATCGGCAATGTCGGAAGCCCGGCCTTCGATTTCCTGCCTTGTCGGCAGGGTCTCGAAAGTGAGAAGCACTGACAGCGCCTCTCGCTCTGCGGGCGGAAGGTCGACCACTCCTGCGGCGACTTGCTCGGGTGTGGCCTGGTGCTGGGTTAGATTGAGAATCATCTCACGCCCACTCTTTGCCGAGACTTTTTCCGGCTCCACAAGGCCGCGAAGAAATCCATTCATGTCGTTCTCCTTTTGTGTGTTGTGTGTCGATGTGATTAGTATATATCAATCAAGAGAGGTGTCAAGGTGATGCTTGACATTGCGTTTCGGCGCAAAGGAATACTATGGTGATGCGCTTGACAATGGCCTGGATCAATGCAAGACTTCGCGCGCGGGAGAAGTCGCTCCCAAAGATCTATCCGCCTGATAGGGCGGGTTTTTGCTGACATTCCGGAGGTCCGCTGGTGGCGCTAAATCGTAGGCAGGCGCTGTTCGTGGCTGAATACCTCAAGGATCTGAACGCGAGCGCGGCAGCAAGGCGGGCTGGATACAGCGAGAAAAGCGCTTTCCGTTGCGGTATCGAGAACATGCAAAAACCGGCAATCACGGATGCAATCTCTGCGGCAATGCAGGAGCGCAGCGAGCGCGTGCAGATCACAGCCGACAAGGTTCTGACAGACATCGAGGCAATCAAGGTCGATGCGATGCGCGAAGCCTCCGACAAGGACGGTAACGTGGCGATGGCAAATCACGCCGCTGCGCTCAAAGCCTGCGAGCTGCAAGGGAGGCACCTGCAGATGTTTGTCGATCGAGTCGCGATGACAATAGAGCAAGTGCCTGATGAGGAGATAGATGGGCGCATTGCTGAACTCGTCAGAAAAGCGGGAACTGTTCGCACTGCTGACTGAGCAGGACCGGCGCCGATCAATGCTCAAGTGGATGAGCTTTTACCCGGCGGAAGGGCCATTGCGGCGAGAGCTTTACCGCAAGCACCTTGCTTTTTTCGCTGCAGGCGCTCGATACCCGCAGCGAATGATGATGGCCGCAAACCGTGTCGGGAAAACGGAGGGCGTTGGAGCATATGAGGTCGCGCTTCACCTGACCGGAAATTACCCGGAATGGTGGCCTGGAAAGAGATTCGCGCGGCAAACTCGCGGATGGGCTGCCGGCGACACGAGGCAGACGGTTCGCGATATCCTTGTCGAAAAACTGCTTGGGCCGAAGTCGTCGCGCGGAAGCGGGATGATTCCAGGCCGCCAGATTGTGCGTATCGTGCCGCAGCCTGGGGTTCCAGATGGCGTCGAGTTGGTTGAGGTTAAGCATGCCTGCGGCAAGGTGTCGAGGCTCGGGTTCAAGTCGTTTGACCAAGGCCGCGTGTCGTTTCAGGGCACTGAGCAAGATTTTGTCTGGCTGGATGAGGAGCCGCCTCCTGACGTCTACGAGGAGTGTCTTACTCGGACGATGACGACGGGGGGATTGCTCCTGCTGACATTCACTCCGCTGTCGGGATTGTCGGACGTGGTAATGATGTTCCTCCCTGGCGGAGACATCCGCGAGCAGGCAGACGAGAAAAGCGGCAGGTTCGTGGTCATGGCCACGTGGGATGATGTGCCGCACCTTGATGAGCGCACGAAAGAAATGCTGTTCGCGTCGTACATGCCGTTTCAGCGAGACGCTCGCACTAGGGGCGTCCCGGCGCTCGGTAGCGGCGCGATTTACCCGGTGCCTGAGTCAGACATCGTCGTGCCAGATTTCGCACTGGCTGAGCATTGGCCGCGATGCTATGGGCTCGATGTCGGATGGAATCGCACAGCGGCAATATGGGGCGCTACCGATCGAGAGACGAGCACGACTTACCTCTACTCGCAGCACTACCGAGGAGAGGCTGAGCCGATTGTCCATGCGCAAGCGATCAAGGACAGAGGCGCCTGGATACCAGGCGCGATAGATCCCGCGAGCCGAGGACGTTCGCAGAACGACGGTCAGCAGCTTCTTGACCTGTACCGCGGCATGGGTCTTGACCTGGCTCCAGCCGACAACGCGGTCGAGTCCGGAATATACGACACGTGGACGCTACTGTCAGCCGGCAAACTCAAGGTCTTTGCGAGCTGTCAGGACTGGATCAACGAGTACCGGATTTATCGGCGAGACGACAAAGGAAAGGTCGTGAAAAAGCATGATCACCTGATGGACGCATCGCGCTATCTCGTACGAACTGGTCGCGACCTGGCGCGGTGTAAACCAACAGAAAGCAGCGACGATCAGAACTACGGTGGCGGCGGATGGATGGGCTAAACGCGCGCGAAGTGCGAGCAGGAGCAGCGAGCGCAATCGTCGCAGAGAGCGCGGCAATTCCTCCGCACATCCGATCGAGAGTGCTTGAAGTGCGTAGCGTTTATGTCCCCGAGACCAGCCGCAAAGCGGGGCTTGGAAATGCGCTGATGCGCAAGCTCTGCGCTGATGCCGACATCGCCGGAAACGCACTGTTCCTGATGCCAGACGGTGAAACCGACGCCGATACCGCGCGCCTTGAAGGCTGGTATTCGGTTCATGGTTTTGTGCGTATCCAGGATGATCCCGTGATAATGTTCCGCAAGCCGCAACAGACGCTGATCAAACACTGAGGCAACATGGCAAAAAAGAGCAAGGCAGACGACGACATCATCGCCGAGGCAAACGCCAGGCGCGCTCGATGCTTGGCGTTTGAAGCGGACAACCTACGCGACGCGAAAGACGATTTTCAGAAGCTCGCCGGAAATCACTGGCCAGAAGACGCGGTTCGGCAGCGAGAAATCGAGCGGCGGCCGTGCATCACGGTCAACAAGCTGCCAGCTTTCCTGCACAACGTGACGAATGACCAGCGGCAGAACAAGCTCGGCATCAAGGTGCATCCGGTAGATGACGGATCGGACATCGAGACAGCCGAGGTTCTGCAAGGATTGATTCGGCATGTCGAGTATGAGAGCGGCGCAGATGCGGCATATGACACAGCAGGATTCCATGCGGCCGCCTGTGGTTTCGGGTTTTTCCGCATTCGCACCGAGTACGACCGTGAAGATTCATTTGACCAAGTCGCAAGGTTCGAACGCTTCCGCTCTCCGTTTTCGGTGCATCCGGATCCGGACGCAAAAGAGCCAGACGGAAGCGATCAAGAATACTGCTTTGTCGACGGAACTGTTGCGCGATCAGAGATTGCCCGCGATTACCCCGGCGCATCTGCGGCCGTGTCGAACGAGATCGACGGCACGGATGACGTGATGCTGCTCTGCTCGGAGTATTACCGTGTCGAGCACTCGCCGGCCACTCTTGTGCGCTTGAGCAACGGCGAAACCGGGTGGAAAGACGACCTGATCGACTTGCCGATCGGCGTATGGATCGCAGACGAGCGCAAAAGCCACCGCCGCAAGGTCATGTGGTACAAACTGACCACTTCCGAGTCAGTCGACCGTGGCGCTGTTGGCGCTCCCGGGTGCGCGGAGACGTTCACTGACATCATCGGCCGAGCCGAGATTCCCTGCCGCTGGATTCCAGTTTTCCCGGTTTATGGCGAGGAGCTGGAAATCGACGCAAAGGTCGTGAGGTCGGGCCTTATTCGGCATGCCAAAGGCCCATCCGTGATGTATGACTACTGGATGACTGCGGCGACAGAGGAGGTCACGCTACGGCCAAAGGCGCCATTCATCGGAGCTGAGGGCCAATTCGAGGGACACGAGAAAAAATGGCGCTTGGCGAATGTGCAGACGTTCGCCTACCTCGAATACAAGCCGAAGACGATCGGAGGCCAGCTTGCGCCGGCGCCACAGCGCCAGCCGATGGCTGACATCCCTTCTGGCGTACTCCAAATGGCGATGCACGCAGCCGACGAAATCAAAGCAACGACGGGCCTTTTTGATTCATCTATGGGCGCCAGAGGAACAGCAACCAGCGGCGTACAGGAGCGTGAACAGAAACGCCAGGGCAACGTCGCAAACTTCCACTTCTCGGACAACTTGACTCGCGCAGTGCGACATGCAGGAAGATGCCTCGTCGACATGATTCCGCGAATTTACGACACAGAGCGCGTCGTCAGGATTTTGGGCGATGACGAGAAAGTGTCTCACGCGACTATCAACAAACCTCTTGAGCGGCCCGAGCTGGACGAGAAAACTGGCGCCGTCCGAACGGTGCTGAATGACCTGACAGTCGGTAAGTACGACGTGACCGTCTCCGCTGGCGCCAGCTACTCGACGCGCAGGCAGGAAGCTTCTGACGCGATGGTTTCGTTTGGGCAGTCATGGCCGAAGCTCATGGACGTTGCCGGGGACAAAGTTGTCACAGCGATGGATTGGCCTGGCGCCGAAGAAATCGCGGAGCGCATCAAGCGCACGATCCCGCCGGAGCTTCTCGGCGACGATGGCGAAGAGGGAGGAGGGCAGGGTCAGCAGCTTCCGCCCGAGGTTCTACAG